GTATATGATAAGATGTACTTAGGTCTTTTCCCAAAGACATTTTCCATTGCGATTGTTTCACCACCAATAAGTGGTACGATTGATGCGTAGTTATATGACATTTTGTATGTTTTCCATGATATCGTTAAAGGTGTATGATGCGTCTTGGTGTAGTTTATAAAACTCAAATGCATCATTGCGCATCTGATCTCGTTTCTTAGGATCATCGAGTTCTAACATTTGATTTAGTGTTTCGTCAAAGTTGTATTCATCAAACCAAATGGTTCCACTATTTTCGCACTCTGTAAACTTTTTACCATAGTGGCGGTGCGTACATGCATCACCATACTTCTTGTTAAAAACCGGAATTGTGCCAGTACAAACAACTTCACAGTGAGTATACTCAACGGAGCGTTGAATAAAGTGAGGTTTCATTCGTGAAAGTTGATATCCAAACCCTACTTTCGACATTCTTTCAAGCATTTCTTCTTGAATGTATGGGCCAAAAACATGTACATCCTCACCATACGCACTACTTAAATCGTATGTATTAGGGTCTTCACCTAATAGACCTTCAAACTCAGATAGTTCTCTAAATCCTAGATATGCAGGAGAGCGTTCAATACCTTCAAAGGTGGTTAGCATATCGTTTTGCTTTAAGTAATCGTTGTGAAATGCAAACATTTCTTTATAACCTTTCCACGACGTGGTTCTACCGATCCACTTATGGTGCATTGAGTCTTCAGGGGCGTTATCTTTCCAGTACATTTCCTTTACTTCGTCAAAGAACATGCCTGGTTGAAACGCAACAATAGGAGTACCTTCTTCTTCGCCAAAGAGCGTGACTTGAGATCCTACTTTTTCTCCAGCGTATTTCGCAAAATCATTAGTTGTCGAATGAACAAATATGATATTCGCTTTTTCGATCGCTTCATCTAATGCGCCATTACGGCGAATGGATTGCATAGCGTGGTCGTGTTGAATAAGCGCTACTGGCACTTTAATTTCGCTTAACATCCGTTTAAAGTTTTCAATAGCTTCTGCCTTTAAACTTAACGCTGGCAAAGAATTAATAATAGCGACGTCGGCATTATTAATATCCTTAATCATTGCATCAACTTCTTCGTCTTTTGCGAACTTTAATTGGTGGATGTTATCAGTCTTATGTGCGTTCTTCCGCGTCCAAGATTTGTCCTTTGACGCGAATACGGTATAATCGTATCCATTACGTTCGTAGTACTTGCACTGTTCGATGGTAAATTTTGTTACGCCACAACCTTCGATTCCGCGGCCCATTATAATTGCTATCTTTTTCATAATCGTATTATTCTGTTTCGATTGTAAAAACTCTATCTTCTTGCCATTGACTTCGTTCGTAGTAATTGAAATCATCATGATAGAAAAGTTGTTCCATGATATCATAAATAGCGCGATCTACGTCTTGACCTTTAGAATCGTTAATATATAAATCTGCGCCATTATCATCTTCGTGTCTAGCGACAGAATAGACTTCATCCTTTATCTTTGCTTCAAATGTGTATATGACTTTGTTGTATACTTCCTTTGGTTGTGTAATTATTGTAATATCCATAATTTTATTTATCGTTGTTTTATGTACGTGATTTTCACATTTGCTTCTTTAAGATAGTCCATCCCCTTTCCACATGAATCATTCCAACGGATGTTGTTTGATTCACTCATAACCACTTCCTTAATACCAACTTGAATAATAGCTTTAGAACATTCATGACAGCAGGGCAAACCGTGGACATACAGCGTTGCACCATTAAGTGAAACACCACTATGCGCGCAGTTGTAGATGGCATTCATTTCTGCATGAACAATTCGATCATATTTTGTTTCTCGATTGTTATACAATTCATCGCTATCGTCCATTCCTCGAGGGAAGCCATTATAACCTTGAGATAAAACTTGTCCTGATTGACCAATAACTACTGCACCACACTGCGTTGAAGGGTCTTTTGACCACTGCGCAATAGTGCGTGCTAATTCCAAATATCTTTTATTCCACTTATTTGTTGCCATCTAGATCAATCGGTTCTTTACGATTAAGAAAGTCACGGTCAGAGTCTTGGCCATCAATACCATTGCGCAGATACGCAACAAGAAATGAAGCGTAGTTGATTAGATCTTTACCCGAATCTTCAACCGATTCAAAGTTTTGCTCATAGTTTGGGTCGCTTTCCATTGCTTCAATTACAGAATACATCCGAAGAGTCTTGGCGTAAATGATGTCAAGGATGGATGCGATACCACGTGGATAATAGTCTGCTTGCTTAATGCGGCTATTTGGATTCTGGTAATCCGTGCTTTTCTTTGCCTGTAGTTCGGCGCATTCTTCTAATACTTTAATTGATTCTTTCATACTGTTATTATACCATAGTTGGTGACTTTTGTAAAACAAATTTGTTCTCACTCCACTTATATATTCCATAGAGACTATAGTCAGCTGTGATCTTATCGCCGATAAAGACATATAGGATATCAGGGAAACCTCTCCATTCTTCTGACTTTGCTTTAGTTGCTCTATCTAAAACATAAGGAACATAATAATCTCCTTCTGTAACTTTGACCTCTACTGGGTTTCCTTCAGTATCAAAGAGATCTTTATACTTTCGAGGATCATCTTTGAATTGACATTTCTCAATGAGGTATAACTCAGCCGCATGGCCATATAGTGCTGTTTCAATGATCTTCTGAAGTGATCTTCCTCGACGAGTAGACTCCTTTGAAAACATTTGTTCAGACTCTTCTTTAGCTCGAGAAAGCAATACAGATGTGTCTAAGTCAGCTGCGTTAAATTCAATATTAATCATAGAAATTACTCACTTGATGTGACCAGTCGCGACGTGCACTAGAATATCGATCGAACTGTTCATTAACAACATGATTCTGCTTCTCAATCTCAGCATCAATGAACTTGAAGTGGCGTTCATATACGTGCATCGATCCAACATTCCAGTGGATGTTACCAAGCTTGATGCCAAGTTCATCACATACCATATTAGCGATATGTTCTTGCCATGCAAAGTCATTACGATAACCAAAGACAACATCGTTAGATCGCATTTGAACAACTACGTCAAGTTTACCGTTGCGGATAAGATACTGTACTGCGTTTGTGCATATGAAATCAGACATGCCATTTGTGTTATACTCGTTCCAAATAGTTGGACGTGTATAAACCATAACTGCACGACGTGAATTAGGGTTCTTCTTAAGTTCAGCAACACAGTTTTTGAATTGATTATGATTCTCGTCTGAAAGAGTAAGGTACCCGTAGTTGGAATGGATCATACCGTTATCATCAGAGATCATACTCCAAATCTGTGGTGTTTCACCTGGAATATCGTTTACATTTAACGATTTAGAAAGGTACCAATCAAGTTCACGTTGAACATAATCTAGATTGATCTTACCAAAGATAGTAGGTTCATTCGCGATGAAACTTGCATTAATAATTTCAATGGTTTTTACACCTGTCTTGTCTTCAATATATTCTTTGTTTTGGTACTTACTAATGAAAGAATCTTTTATGTGTGTAACTGTATTTTGCATAATGTAATTATAACATATATATCACTAATTGTACATATTAAAATGGTGGAGGTGGGAGGAATCAAACCTCCGTGTCTCAGTCGAAACTGAGATCGAATTCAGTACACCCCCATGAAAATGGTACTCCGAGCAGGACTTGAACCTGCGACCCTCGGTTTAGAAAACCGATGCTCTAATCCAGCTGAGCTATCGGAGCATTCAACTAATGTCCTTTACGCAAAAGTGTGTAGCTCGGAATAAGTGGTGCGTTTTTTCCGTCAAAGAAAGCTTCAGCCCAAACATCTCGGCTTTCATCGTCGAGGCGATCAAATACACGATCTGCGATTGGACTAAAAAGAGTGACTTCTACTGTTACGTCTTTAGTTTCTTTATTAGTATCTACGTTAATAGACCTATCACGCGTAGTGTATTCGTCACGAGTGTAAGTGAGCATTTCTTGATATGTGTGTTTTACTGTTTGCATAATGTAATTATACTATATATGTTATTGATTGTAAATAATAAAGTGGTGGGCCCGGTCGGACTTGAACCGACATGTGACGCGTTATGAGCACGCTGCTTTACCAGTCAGCCACAGGCCCTTTGTTTAAGTGATTCACTAATTTTTCTCTTTGTCTCTTCTGACATTGGACCTCTAGCCGAGGAGGCCATTGATTTACGTTTTCTAGTTTCTTCGCTATCTTTTTTACCTTTATTGTGAGCAGGAATTCCTTTACGATGAGACCAATCTTTAGATTTAAGATTCTCTCTTATCCGCTGTATCGTCTCTTTACTGTGAGATTTCCCTTTGAAATGTGCTCCACCTTCTCCTCCAACACCCATATTATATGTATCGGTTCTAGCTACAAACTCTGCTGTTATCAACTCTACTTCTTTATCATTCATCTCTAATTCGGTATCGAAAACAAATAGTATTTCCTTTTTAAAGTTCTCTTTGCCATGTTTTTTGATAGAAGCTTTCAATGCTTTGCCTGAACCATAATAAGAGTCATTGATGTTCTCAGTTTGATGCTTACCGATGTAGATCTTATTGTTAATTAGGTTTGTTGTTTTATAGATCGTGTATTTCATATATATCTATTTATACATATGAATGTTTTCATAGTCCTCTGCTCTGACCAACTGAGCTACAGGCCCTAAAACGTGAGGGAGTCGACCGAAAGCTTCCAATCCTTATCCTCGTTATCTACCTGCCGTCGCAGGAATTACAAACTCAATTAAAAAAGAAACGTCCCAGTGGTGATCAACTCCACTGCCA